ATGAATGGAAAAAAAATCCAAATGAATGGTTATCAAGTATTGATATTATGAATGTAATGAAACAATATGAAAAAGCGTATAAATGTTTTGATTTTATTGGTCCTTCACCAATAGATTTTGACACAAAAAAATTATATGGTGAATGTGTATGGGATGAGTTATGCAATTTTAATTTAGAAAATCAAATAAAGTCAGGAAAAACAAAAATAGGTATTATTTTTAATACAGATCCTCATAATAAACCTGGACAACATTGGATATCAATGTTTATTAATATTAAAAAGAAACAAATTTTCTTTTTTGATAGTACTGGAGATAAACCATCATCAGAAATAATGGTATTGGTAAATAGAATTAAAGATCAAGGACTTTCATTTAATCCAAAAATAGTTTTTAAATTTGATAGTAATACAGGTATAGAACATCAATATGGAAATACTGAATGTGGTATTTATTCTTTATTTTTTATAGTTCATATGCTAGAGGATAAGTTAACTGATCATTATTTAAAAACACACATATTAAAAGATGAATATATGCAAAAATTTAGAAAGGTTTATTTTAATGATTCTCTTTAGAAGTTCTTTAAGTTTAAAATATTTAAATACTAAGTATATATTTATATATTTAAAATGTCTATAACAACTTTTTTAAATGAAGAAAATTTAAAAGTATTATGGGACGTTATTATAGATGCGGATATACTAAAATTTCAACCAAAAATTTATCAAGAAAAAATATTTCAAATATTTTTAGTAAATTCAAAAGGGTTTTACGAAGTAGAAAGAAAAAAAATAAATAATTTAATTGAATTAAATAAAAAATATATATTACTAATTTTAAATCATATTAAACAAACAGCGATTAATCCGCAACCAAATAAAATTAAAATACTTGATGAAATACCAAAACCACAAGTAGAAAAAGAGCTTATAACATACGAAGAAATACAAAATGATCGTAAATCACAATTTGAAAAAGATTTGAATAAAAGAAGACAAGATTTTGAAAATATAATGACAATTAAGGCTCCTCCAGTTCCTGAATTTTCTGATAAATATGAAGATACACCAATCGAAGAAATGGATAAAATTATAAAGGAAATGACTGCTAAAAGAAATTATGATGTTGAACAAATAAATAGAAATAATATTTATAAACAACAAACTAGTCAAGTAGATAATTGGTTAAAACCACAAGAAACCTCTTTAAAGTCTGAAAAAATAAGTAATAATAATAATAATACTAATACTAATACTAATACTAATATTAATAAAAAAAATGTAAGTTGGGGTAAAAATCAAACAAAAGAAATTAAATTAGATATAGAAGAATATAATGAAGAAATAGAAAATATGGATGATAATATATTTAAAAAATTTAAACAAATAGTTCCAGAAAAATTAATAAATAAAAATAATGAAATAAATAATTTAAAAATAAATGAATTAGAAAATGAAGTTAAAAATATTAATGAAAAAATAAATGTAATGAGTGAAAATATTTCTATGATTCTTTCTTTATTACAAAAAAAAAAGTGAAAACTAAAACTATATAAAATATTATAACTATATAAACTATATAATATATTTATAATATAATATGAAATTAAACCTTTTATCTTTATTCATCTATTACAGTAATTTATTAATTACTTCTAGTATTAGTATAAATGATAACAATTATTTAAGATTAAGAAATTATACTCTTCGTATTACCATATTAAAGAATATTAAAAAAACAAAACTTTACATTAAAAATATTAAAACTACAACAAATAATTTATATAATAAAATGTTAACTGTCTATTATGATGCTAATTATAAATATTATAGTTTAAGTGATGAAGAGAGGGATTTGTTAGAAAATATAATTTCATTATGTTACTAACTCTTTAAATACAGTCTCTCCTTTATCATTTATTTCTATTGTACCAATTTGTAATGGAACGATCGATGGATTCGTTAAAGCAGCTTCATAACTAGCTTTACTATAAATATATAATAACTTATTACTCATTCTGCGATACACATAATCTATACCATTTAATTTTATGTTTTTACCTGTCCATTCTATAGCCATTTTGTTTGCCTGTACAGTTGTGTCATTTTGCTGTTCAGAATAATCAGGTACATAAGAAAATTTTGAATTATTTGTATCTCCAAAATTAACACATTTACCATTAGAATAAATATAACAATCAAACGCAGATTCTTTAATTGAATCTGTAAGTTGTGCAGTCAAATTAGCCTTAATCTCAGAAATTTCATAAAGAAATTGATCACTTGTAAATGGTACTTTTGGAATTGCTTTGCTCAAATCTTTTCTTTTTAATTCAATTGCCATATCTGATTTTAATTGTTCCGGTGTAAAAATCATTAAATAAACAAAAACCTCAACTGTTTGAAGAGCTTTTGGCAAACTTTTATGACTGCATATACGCCTAGCACGACCAATAACTTGTTCTAGACGAACAGGATGCCAATAAGGTTCCATAATATGAACATAACGTGTATTCCTCAAGTTAATACCTTCTGAACCAGATGAAGTAATCATTAAAACCTTAATGATTTCGCCCATGTTGTTATTATTTGAAATTTTCTTTAATTCATTGGCAATATTTACTGGTATTTTATCCCATTCACCGTTATAAATATATCTCATCATTTCTTTTTCTTCACTAGTTTCAGTACCAGTATATAAAGCATAAGTAGGTTTACCTTTATCTGCTTCAGGTATATCTATTTCCCAAATGCCTGTAGAAGTCTTTTTAACTTTAAATCTTGTAAAACCATTTTTATCTAATGTCAGACTGAATAACCCAATACCCTCCATAGTTCTAAATTGACTATAAACAAGATGCAATCCTAAATATTCTTCGTCTTTAATATTTTCAAGAATATGTAAAAATTTTGGACTATATGTTTGAAGTGCTTCAGGTGTTAAGAAGTCATCTGCATGTTCCTTAACATTATTTAATGCTTTTTCAAGACGAATTTTATATTCATCACCACCAACTTTTTCAAGAATTTCATCTCCTTCAACCTCACCTTCTGTATTAGCATCTAAATCTTTTTCTTTTTCGAGTTTTCGTGCATCCTTAAATAATTTTGTTATTTTATCATTATCTGGTTCATTATCTTTATCCTTTTCTTTTTCTTCTTCTCTATCCAAAATACCAAATTTTACTTGTAATGGTGTTGGTCTTTCAGGTAAAGCAAAATTACAATATAAACGAGAAAAAATTCTATAGGTTGAAGATGGTTCTTTATAAAGATCATCTACAGGACGACTCTTAGAACTTGGTTTTTCAGTTTTTCTCTCTTCATGACGTGCTGCTTCGTACATTTTAAATTGAAAATCACTCATAGGTATTCTTACAATATGATAATCAACACCAAGTGTTTTATTATATTTTGGTAATAAGCTTTCTTCTGCGCTTCTAAAATAAGATGATAAACCTAAAATACGGCGTTTAAGAGCATCAATATTTTTTATTTTTTTTGTAGTATCATCAATATATTGTCCTGTAAATAAATCTAACTTATCTGGTAAGGCTTTTTTATTTTTTATTTCTATACCATCTGGAACAATATCTATATCATTTCTTCGTAATATACTAATTATATTTCTTTCAAAATCATCATCACTTATAAAATCAGTTTCAAAAATGGTTTCACCTTTTTCATTTTTAGTTGCATTAGATACACCTTGATATCCGGATTCCTTTTTAATTTTATTTTTAAATCCAAAAGGATTTCTAGTAACTGTTAAAATTTTACTAGATGGTGAATAATCAATATAATCAAGCGATTTCTCTTTAAGAAGTATATCTTGAAGAGCATTTTTATCTATTTTTTTATTTGTTTTTACAACCAAGGGTATTTTCCATGTTTTAATATAACCTCTTAAAATATTAAAAAGTATTGCAAATTCATTTGGATAATTAATAACAGGAGTTCCTGATAATAAAACAATTCTTGCATTTTTTGCACTTAATAAAAATTCATATAGCTTGGTAGCTAAGTTAATAGGTAAATGTTCTTTCTCTCCTTTTTTATCCTCTTTAATGTCCTTCTCTTTTTCTAACTTATTTACAATTCTACTTATTAAATTGTGCGCTTCATCAATAATAATAACAGAATTATCAAAAATATTTTTAGTAAAACCAGAAGTCATCTCTTCTAAACGTTTAGCTCTTAAACCATTATAATTAATAAATGTATATTTTTGTTTAATCATTTCATTTAGTTGTTCATCTAAAGATTTTTTTTGTAAATCACTTAGTTCTTCAAAATTTGGTTTCTTTTTAATATTTACAAACCATGCACCTCCATGTTTATGAATATACTCTAATGGAAGATTCAAAATAGCTGACATTGGTTTGGATGCCTCTGGATGATCAACTGTAGAAATCCACTCCCAGAATTGAAATTTTTTATATAGATTATCACCACATTTTTTAAGTTCCTCTATATAATTTGCACGTAATGACGCCGGAGTCATGATTACAATGCGTTTTGAATCTTTCATTCCTTCTGCTATAGCAATACTAGTGCAAGTATTATGTGTTACTGTAAAATCACCCATTATGTATCTACAATTACCATCTAGTGTAAATCCATAATATTCATCTTCTTTTACATATTTAATTTGAATACCAGTAACTAATACATCTTTTATTTGTTTTCTAGGATTTGCTTTTTTTCTTGGAATGCAAGTAGGTATTTCTTCTATGCCTGATCCAGAAATATATATTCTAAAAGCAGTTCCATACTTTTTTTCTCCTTTATATACAAATGATGTATTTTTATAACATGCAAATCCTAAGCTTCTTGATAAATAAATTATATCATCTATCAATGTTTCATTTACCTGAGTAATTTCAAAAGCACTTCCTGACTTATCTAAATGTCCATCGCTATCTAATAATCCTGCTAATAATTTTAATCTGTTCTCTCTCGAATTACATTTATAAATAAAAGGAATATGTTTATTATTTTGTATATCTAATTTTTTTAGTGTATTTAAGAAAATATTGTTATCTTTTTCACCATTTCCTGAAATCCCATAAGAATAATTAGATAAATAATTTAAATTTAAATTATATTTTTTTAAATTTTTATTAAAATAATACAAAACAGTAGAATCTTGTGTACATATAGATGATCCTCGTGATGTTCCATCTCCTAACCAATAACCTAACATATAAGGGTCTATTGGCACTTCTTTTTCTTGAAAATCAATAGGAACCTTGTATCCTTTTAATAGAGATTTTTTCTTATTACTAAGTTTTAAATAATCTTTTACAGTAATTTCAATAATATTATTATTTGTTTCAACATTATCTATAATTCTTTCAAAAAATTTTTCAGCTGCGATTTGTATTTCATTTTCATTCTTTTTATCTTTATTAAATGTAAATGTTTTTGATTTAAATTCATTATTTTCTATCCATTGAATATTATAATTAGTGTTTGATTTATGGTTATTTCTAGAAATTTTGGGGAAACCTGAAACACGTAAACACAAAATATGTTCTTGATTTACAGTATATTTATCTCCTTTAATAGGAATTATATCATACATTTTATCAGTACCTCTAGCTAATGATAATACAGTTCTTGCTCTTGAATCATCACCCATTAATAAATCACCTATTTGGATATTTTCAACTAATTTAATTGTTCCATCAAACATTAATATGGGTGTTCCTTTTGCATGACATTTCCCAGCACCTAAACCGTGGTACAGTAATAACCCACGATAAGGCGTATAAAGATTCATATAGTCACGAACAATTTTTTGATGTGTTAATAAATTAAATTCTGAGTTTGTATTACTAATATTATCACATGAAACATTGCCTGTATTTTTTTCTAAGTCATGACGATAAGGTTCAAAAAGTGAATTAATAAAATTAACAAAAATTTCTCTATTATTCATATAATAACTGGAAACCTTAATGTTTACAGGAGGTGACTTTTTCGGTAAACGCTTATCAAGATTTGTATCTCCAAACTCAATAATAGTTTCAGGTCCTAATACTGCAACACCTTTTTCAATCTTCTTTGTTTTTCTTTCTTGTTTTTTAGGCGCCTGAATAGGTATCACTTGTTCTTCTTCTATTACTATGTTTGTCTTCTTCTTTTCCACTTGCTTTTCTTCTTTTTTAGCTTCTTCTAATTCTTGTCCTTGATCTTCCTCCATTTGTTCTTTAATATCTTCTTCATCTTCTTCAATAATTAAAGGTAGTTTTTGATCGATTTTTTTTGCTTTTTTTATATCAGGTTTTACTTCAATAGGTTCAATCATTTTTTGTGTTTCCGATTGTTCAATATTAGGTTTAACAGTTATTTTACTCATTTTACTTTCTTGTATTTTTTTTAATAGGTCATTTCTATTATAGCCTTTATCAGTTTCATCAATAATAAGAGGTCTATTAGTTTTTGTTTGTTCTGTTTTATCCTGTTCTTCTGTTTTATCCTGTTCTTCTGTTTTATCCTGTTCTTCTCTTTTATCCTGTTCTTCTCTTTTATCCTGTTCTTCTGTTTTATCCTGTTCTTCTGTTTTATCCTGTTCTTCTTTTTTCTTTTTTTCACTAGAATTATCCTGTTCTTCTTTTTCTTTCATTAATTTTTTGGGTTGTTTTTTTTTCGTTCCTTTAATAACAACGGCTACCTTTTCTCTTTCTTCAACATTTGGTTTTACCATAAGTTTTTGTTTTATTGCTTCTAAAGGATTCATTATTTATATATATAATTTCAATATATAAAACTTTCAATATTTATCATAATTATTATATGATAAATATACTGTTTTATAAAATGATTATTCATTTGTTGTCTCATTTTCAGTATTATTTTTATTAATAAAAGTGATTGCTTCATTGCATGCAATTTGTTCTGCCTTACGTTTAATTTTATGTTGACCTTCACCCATAAATAAAAATATTTTACCATTTTCAGATATGTATTCTTGAATAGATTTGAATGTTTTAAAATAACAAATATTAACTGCATCCTTTGGAGAAACACTATGAATTGGTTGTCCTAAACATAAATAAACACCCATCTTATATCCTAATTCTTCATCATGATCTATTTCTAGATAATGTGGAGTTACTTTAAACTCTTTTTGAATCTTTACTTGTAATATATTTTTATAATTATCATCATTTTGTATAAGAGCAATCCAATCTATGTGTTTTTCAAAAACATTTTCAATAAATTTTTGAGCCATTTGAAATCCTGGTCCTGTAACAAATGTATTTTGAAACCATCCATTTTCATCTTTAACAGATATCTTATTAAAATCTAAAAATAAGGCACCAATAAAAGCTTCAAAAAGACAACCAAGTTTCTTTAAATTAGTACGAATCTTCTTTTCTTCTGCATGTTTAGAGAGAATAAGCCATTTATGCAGACCCATTTCTAATGCTATTTTTCCAATTGCTTCATTTTTAACAATAGCAATCTTTTTCTCTGTCATAAAACCTTCATTTTCTTTAGGAAATCTACGATATAAATAATATTTAGTCACACATTCTAATACTCCATCCCCTAAAAATTCTAGACGTTCATTTGATTTACTGCTAAGAGGCATACAATCTTCTGGTCTATCAACAATGGTAATATTTTGTTGCAAATTTTCAAAATTGGGTCTTTTTGTGTAAGATCGATGAACAAAAGCACGTTCATATAGAGCCATATTAAAGACAGTTGGTGGAATATTGTATTTGGAAAGAATTGATTGTACGTCGCACAATGAAATCTTAACATTAAGTGGATTAAATGGATTAAATACTAGACCTTCATCAGTCTTAATAATATCATCGTCGTGAGCTAATTTTACGTCTGTCATTTAATTATATTATTTGGATTTCTTTATATTATTTTAAAGAAATATATTATTTGTAGTTAGTGTGTAAAGACATGGATGGTATATTATATATCCTATTATGGAAGAATGGCGTGTAATCAATGGTTTTCCTAATTATAGCGTTAGTAATTTAGGAAATTTAATGAATAATAAAACTGGAAAATTTCTAAAATCATGTATTAAAGGTGGATATTTACATATTTCTTTAACAAATGGAAAAATAAAAAAAACTCTAAAAGTTCATAGATTAGTTGCCCAAGCTTTTATTGAAAACCCAGAAAATAAAACTGATGTTAATCATAAAAATAAAAATAAATTAGATAATACATTGTCTAATCTCGAATGGATGACAAGAAAAGAAAATAACCAACACAGATGTATTGATTTAATATATAAAACAAATAGAAATAAGCAAATTAATCGCTTAAGTAAGGTAAATGGTGAAATATTAGAAAAATATAATTCCATAGAAGATGCAGGTGTTTGGGCTTTTGAAAATAAATTAACAAATAATTCACATAATGGACGAAATGCAATTGGTAATTGTGTAAATGGATTATCTAAAACTGCATATGGGTTTTGTTGGTCATATGAAAATACAGAGAATAAGGTAAATGAAGAATGGAGAGAGATTAATTTAAATAAATTGTTTGAAAAAGAAAATGACTTTGATAAAAAATACTTTGTATCTAATTTAGGGAGATATAAAAATAGTTATGGAACTATTATGAATAATAATTATAAAGTTAATGAAAATGGTTATATAAGAGTTTTAATTTTTAAAAAAACTTTTGCTTTACATAGATTAGTAGCTTTTACTTTTTTAGACAATCCTGAAAATAAAGAACAAGTTAATCATAAGGATGGAAATAAATTAAATAATAGTATTGAAAATTTGGAGTGGTGTAATAACAAAGAAAATCAAATTCATAAATTTAAAATTGGTTTAGGAAATAATTTTACAAGAAAAATAGTTCAATATGATTTAAATATGAATAAAATAAAAGAATTTAATTCAATAATAGAAGCATCAAAAGAATTAAATATAGGAAAATCAAATATACAAGGTGTTTTATCAAACCATAGAAAAACAGCAGGAGGTTTTGTTTTTAAATATATTGAAGACAATAATATAGATTTTACAAAAACGATAAGTATAAATAAAAATATAGGGAGAAAAGTAGTACAATATGATTTAAACATGAATTTAATAAACGTATTTCATTCAATATCAGATGCATCTAGAAAAACAAATATACATAAAAACAATATTAGGGGTGTTATAATTAATTATAGAAAAACTTCTGGAGGATTTATTTGGAAATATTTAGAAGAAAAATAAAATATTTTTGTAGTATATACTATGGTTTTATATTCTGCCGGACGTGCCGCAAGAAATTCTGCATCAATTTGCAATAGAACAAATACGTGTGGTGGCCCAAAAAAATCTGGACTTGCACCACGTGTGGGTTGGTATTTATCAAGCAATGTTAATTTAGTGGGTGCACCTCAAACAATTCCTCGTTTCTGTATCCCTAATAGAACAGTTCAAACACAAAAATACGGTTATCGTGCTACAATTGGTGGCAATATGGGTTAAACATTATATCAATATTTTATTATATTATTCAATAAAATATTTATAATAAAAAGTATTTAATAAGATAATATGAATACTTAAATATGTTTATTAAGATTGATATTAGAGAGAAAGAATTAATAGGTAAAATAAATCAACTCATATTATTTATTCCTATTTTTAAACAATTAAAAGTAGTCACAGAATCTCTTCCTTTAGGAGATATTATTATTTCTGATGAAAAGGAAGATAAAATAATCATAGAGAGAAAATCTATTAATGATTTACTATCTAGTATCAAAGATGGAAGATATGAAGAACAATCCTATAGACTAAATGGTTTAGAACATCATAATCATAATATTATTTATCTAATTGAAGGAGATGTAAATAAAATGAACTATTTTAAAAATGATAATAAAACTGAAAAACTTACCATTTATTCTGCTATTTTCTCTCTAAATTATTATAAAGGATTTTCAGTATTAAGAACATTTAATATGGATGAAACAGCAACCTTTATTTGTAATATGGCAAATAAATTAAGTAAAGAAACTACTTCAGGAAAAAAAGCATTTTATCAAAATACAATAAAATCTAATAATCAAAATTCAGAATTATTAATAAATGAAAGCTTAAATACGAATACAAATAAAATTAATATTACGAATAATAATGATACAAATAATAATACAAATAATAATACTAATAATTATATAGAATTATCAAATGATATAAGTTTCGATACAGAACAATGCGATAAAGATTACATAAATGTAGTTAAAAAAGTTAAAAAAGAAAATATTACAACTAATAATATTGGAGAGATTATGCTTTGTCAAATACCAGGCATAAGTTCAGTGACTGCAATTGCAATTATAAATAAATTTAAATCAATTACAAATTTAATACAAGAAATACAAAAGGATCAAAATTGTTTAAAATATATATCTTATACAAACTCAAAAGGTCAAACAAGAAAAATAACATCAACAGCAATTACAAATATTATAAAATATTTGAAATCACCTTCAGAAAATAATTAATTTATTTTTATTTTATCTTGAAAAAAAAGATATTAATAATAATAATGTAGAATTTAATAGCTTAAATAATACTCTTGAGGAATACATTCTATCGGAAATATAATAACTATAAGTCATTATATATGATCCTAATGCATATATAAAGAATGATGGAGCAAAAAGCTTCTTATTTACATATAATAAGTGAATCAATTGTGATAAAATACCTATTGTGATTAGTAGTCTAGAAATTATTTCTAAATCCATATATAATAAATAATATTTTATTATATTAAATTAGTGTTTATTTTTCTAAAACTATAGTATAAATGAAAAAAGAATTGATGAATTTATTTATGTTTATTGCTATATGTTTTTTAGCCTACATATTATTTAGAAATTTACATTTTAAAGAAGGAATGACAAACAATACAACATCTACGGCCACAACAACAAATTCAAGTAATGGTATAGCAGGTAATGCTTCAACATATGGCGCATCCATTAAAACACAAACTATTAAAATGCAAGATATGCTTTTAATAAGTAAATATAGAGCCGACTATGAAACAGTTGTATTAAATTTAGATGATTATGTGAATAATTTAATGTTACAAACAGCATTAAGTGTAGATCAAACAAAGCCGGAGGCAACTTTAAAAAAATTAGCTGATCTTAATCAATCAAAATCTGCATTAAACAATGTTATGAAATTTATCGATTCTAGTCATTAAAATAAATATATTTTTTTATAATTTATTCATGATATAAAAATAAATTACAAAAATTATAAATCATATTCTATTAAATGTAAAATTTATTATGGAACGTAGATAGAAACTTCGTTTTCCTTATAATAACCCTTATCTACTAAATTTTGTGTATAAGCTGAACCACCCCAATTATCATCCATTGGATTTGGACTTACCTTTGCATGTTCTTGACTTATATTCATTTGATCAAGAGGTGTTGTTGTTCCTACATAATAAGAAGTTTCATCATAAGCAGGATATCCTCCTTTGTTATATGGTGGATCATTTCTTGTGGCATCAACTAAAAGAGTTGGATTTGGATAAGCAAGTGAATCTGGATATCCTAAAGAACTTTCAGGTATAATAGGACCTTCAGAACTAGCAATACTTGGAGGTAATCCACCTTGTGGTTCAGAAACACTAGGACGAACTTTATAAACTGGATTACCTTGTGCATCATATGTTTGTTGTAAATATAGGACAGGACATTTGATACCTTGACTTCTTTGCCAATCTAAAAACTCTGTATAATCTTCTAAATTCTCAAATTCGACTGGATTTACGCCAGGTACTTGTGCTAATTTGGAGTTATATAAATAAAATCTAGAACCTTTTTGAATTAATAAATCAGGACATCTTTTTAAGTCAATATTATTTGTAAATGCCTCAGATGATTTAGGATTGGATTGTTTTGCGTAAAAATATAATCCAATTAAAAATATTACAATCAATAAGTATGTTATTAAATTCATTATATATATATTTATATAATTAATAAGGATAAAATTGTAAAGAATTATTATTTTCTATGTATAATTTTCTATATTATATATATAATATAAATATGGTATTTTTACATATAAATAGAACCACAGTAGACTCAAGTAAAGGTTTAAATCCAATTGATAGACTAAATAAATTTATTCATACAAATAAAAATGTATTTGCTTTAATTTATATGGAAGGATGTGGTCCATGTAATGCTACACGTCCTGAATGGGCTAAACTAAAAAATGTATTAAAAAAATATGAAAATGATGATAATATTATTATTGTTGATATTGATAAGGATTTTTTAAATCGTGTTAAATATATTAAAACACAACCAGTAGGATTTCCTACTATAAGATACATTACTAATCGTGGAAATACTGTTGAAGATTATGAAGACAGTAAAATTGATACCAAAGATAGAACAGTTGATTCATTTGTGGATTGGATTAATTATAAAATAAATGAAAATACAAAAGAAGGAGAAAAAGGTGGTACTAGTAATAAAAAAGGTGGTATGCTTATTGATACAAAAGATTCAAATTCATTTAATGAATTTATTGAAAATTCAACCTTTAAAATTCTTTCTAGAGGTGCAAATGGGATTACATTTGTAGCTACAACAAATACATCATATACATCAAAATATTCTTATTTAAATTCATATAAATACGGTGATCCAGTTACTAAATTATTAATTAAAATAACTTTTATAAATGATTCAAATGATTATTCAATTCTTATTTCACCACGTGAATTTAATACAACTAAAAGCGAGTTATTTAAAAATGAAGTAAATATACAAACAGACATTTTTTTGAAATCTATGAATTATTTACAACCAATATGTCCTGCAATTGTGTATGCGGATTGTTTAACAGATGAGCCAAGTATAAAACATATTTTATCAGTAATCAAAAAATATACAACAGATTCTAAAACAAGTTTTATTTGCAATGAAATTTATAAGAATTATGGATATAATAATTTTGAAAAATTAGGTATTATAGGAATGGAATTTGCAGATAATTATCAAACCTTATTTAATTTAAAAAACAGTGATAAATTTGAATTATATAAAGATATGTCATTATATTTATTATTAAGATTAGCTATTGAAACTGGTTATACTCATGGTGATTTTCATCCTGGTAATATAATGATTAATACAACATATAATAATTATTTTAAAAATATTATGGGAGCACCATTTTTAATTGATTTTGGATATGCACAAAAAATTCCTTTAGATATTTTAAATATAATAAAAGAAAATTATAAAAAAAAATTTTATACCACTGCATTAAAAGAATTATGTAATATAAAAAGAACAGATAATTTATCAATGAATGATTATAAAGATTTTTATGGTTGGGCATGTGGTCAATATGATTATAAAAAGCAACAACCAATGACTGAATTTAAAAATAGTACAAATGAAGTAATAAAAATTTTATTTAAAAGAAGAGAAGATGCCATTGATAATACAATAACATTATTTGATCAAAAACATTCAACAGATCCAAAATATCCATTATTACCATTATCAAATGCAGTAAAAAATAAAATGTTTTCAGGATTAATTGGTGGTAAAAAAAAAACTAAAAATTATACTCGTAAAAATAATAAAAAAGGTGGAAAATGGTCATTAAAATATAAACGTAGTATAAATTGTAGAAGACCTAAGGGTTTCTCTCAAAGACAATATTGTAAATATAGTAGAAGAAAATAGAGATACTAGATTTTTGAATAATATAGAATATATATCAATAATAATTATTATATAATATTTATATATTAATTATATATTAATTATATAATAATATTATATAATGATTAGTACTAGAATACTATTAACAATATTTTTAGGATTGTTATCAGGTATATTGGGTGGAGCAGTTGGATTAGGAGGGTCTTTTATAATGCTTCCAGGTGTTATATTATTAGGAATTATACCTGATTATAAAACTGCAGTGGGAACTATATTATTATCATTATTACCACCAGTTTCTTTAATGGCTGTTATAGAATATTATAAAAGAAAACAAGTTGATACTGTTGTAGGTATAATTTTATTTGTAACCTATTTTATAGCTGCTTATTTTGGGGCTTTTATAAATAAGGCATATAGTATAAAAGTATTAGAATATTGGACATCTCTTTGCTTTCTATTAATAGCAATATATTTCTTTTATTCAGCTTATACAAATAAAGAATAATAAATTTTATTTTATCTCTAAAAATTTTCTTTAGCATATCCAATAACAGCACAAGCAATTCTTTTTCCAGCATTTCCTGTTTTTAAACTTTCTGCATTTCCTCCTTTACCACAATCATCTTCATCTTCATGAATAATTAATCCTCTACCTATAATATTACATTTTGTTCCTCTAAGTTTAATTATATTATCAAAAAATGAATATTTTGCGTCACCTTTTGAGTTTGTTTTAATATTACCTAAATCTCCAACATGTCGTTGTTTCATTCCTGGACATCCATGTGTTTTTCCATATGGATTAAAATGCGCACACATACTTGTACATTTATCTGTAAGATCTCCTGCTTCATGAACATGAAAACCATGTTTACTGTTGGGTTTTAAGCCACTAATATTTAAATCAATTCGTATCATATTATTTTCAGACTCAGAAAATTTAACAGTTCCTTTGATGGTTTCATTAAATACAGCAATAGCGTAAATTGGTTTATCAGCCATTATATTATATTTTATTATAATATAATGAATTTATTTTAAATGAATTTAAATAAAATTGAATAAAAACAAAGGAAATAAATAGAACTTACTATTAAATAATTATTAACTAAGTAAAATGGAACATATCTTCAGAATCTTCGATTTTAATGTTTTTAATTCAAAAAATGCAGACATTTCAGATAGTGATTCTGATGAAAATGTTTATAAAGATACTACAAACTTTCTAATACAAATGTTTGGTGTAAATGAAAAAGGTGAAACCTGTTCTATACAAGTAGAAGATTTTAAACCGTTCTTTTATGTCATGGTTAATGATAGTTGGAATATTCAAACAAAAGATAGCTTTTTATCTCATATAAAAAAAGAAATTGGTAAATATTATCGAAATTCTATAACAGAATGTATAATCATAAAACGAAAAAAACTATATGGTTTTGATGGAGGAAAAGAGCATAAATTTATTAAATTTGAATTTTCAAGTTTAACTGCATTTAATAAGACAAAAAATTTATGGTATACTGATTATAATAAAGGACATACTTTATTAAAAAATGGTTATAGATTTAATAATACAGATATAAAATTATATGAAGCAAATATTCCACCTTTGTTACGTTTCTTTCATATTAGAGATATTAGTCCATCAGGATGGGTTGCTTTACCAAAGAAAAAAACAATCGAAATAAAAGGTGATCAAAAAACTACCACATGTAATTATGAGTTTATTACTAATTATAAAAATGTTTTACCTTTGAATGATAAAGAAACTAGAGTACCTTATAAAATATGTAGTTTTGATATAGAGGCTAGTAGTAGTCATGGAGATTTTCCAGTTCCAATTAAAACTTACAAAAAACTAGCTACAAATATTATAGAATATTTTGAATCTTTAAAAATAGAATTAACAACCGAATTATGTAAAAATATATTACGACGAATTATATTAGCAGCATTTGGATATGAAAAAATGGATCAAATTGATCTTGTATACCCCAAAAATCCTCCTCAGTCAAAAGAAATACTTGATATTCTATGCGAAAAATGGTTATCATCTCAAGTGAGAAATTTAAAAAAAACAGATGATTTTAATAATGCTACAACATTAGAATCAATGTTTGAAAAAATGGCTGCAGATGAAGATGAAGAAGAATTTAAACATAATATAAAATCTTATACGGATAAGAAAGCAACAATCATAGATATTTTATGTGATAAAAAATTTGAAAGGGATGGAAAATTAAATGAATTAAATATTTCATTAAATGCACATTTTCCGAAATTAGAAGGTGATAAGGTTACCTTTATTGGTTCAACTTTTATGAATTATGGCGAACAAGAGCCTTTTATGAATCATTGTATTGTATTAAATACATGTTCAAATTTACCAATAGAGAATAGCATTGTAGAAACTTATAATTCCGAAAAAGAAGTATTACTTGCTTGGCAAAAATTAATACAAAGAGAAAATCCAGATATTATTATTGGTTACAATATATTTGGTTTTGATTATCAGTTTATGTTTAATCGTGCTGAAGAAAATAATTGTGTAGAAGACTTTTTAAAGCTATCAAGAAATAAAGATGAAATATGTGGAACTCCTATAAAAGACAGTAATGGTTATAATACAGGTAGATATAAAATTGAAGAAAGCAGTATTCAAATTGCAAGTGGACAACATGATTTAAGATTTATAAAAATGAATGGTAGGCTTCAAGTAGATTTATATAACTTTTATCGTCGTGAGGCAAATTTAATTTCATATAAACTAGATTATGTTGCAGGTAATTTTATTGGTGATTTTATTAAATCTTTAACTACAATAAATGAAAGTAATACAGAAATAAAAACTACAAATATGACTGGATTATTAGTAGGTAGTTACGTTCATTTTGAAGAGATTGGTCATTCAGTAGATTATTATGCAGATGGTGCTAAATTTTTAGTAACCTATGTAAATAAAATAGATTGTAAATTTATTATTAAAGGTAAAGTATCACCAGATTTAACAAAAAAAGTTAGATGGTGTTTAGCAAAAGACGATGTAACGCCTAAGGATATTTTTAGGATGACAAATGGAACTGCAGATGATAGATCAGTAATAGCAAAATATTGTATTCAGGATTGTAACCTAGTCCATTATTTATTTAATAAATCGGATGTTTTAACTGGATTTATTGAAATGGCAAAGATTTGTAGTGTGCCAATTAATTTCTTAGTAATGAGAGGTCAAGGTATTAAGTTAACAAGTTATATTGCTAAAAAATGTCGAGAAAAAAGGACTTTGATGCCTGTAATTGAAAAAGGAGGTTTAGATGAAGGTTATGAAGGTGCAATTGTATTAGATCCAAAATGTGATTTGTATTTAGATAATCCAGTTGCATGTGTAGATTATGCTTCACTCTATCCTAGTTCTATGATTAGTGAAAATTTATCACATGACAGTAAGGTTTGGACAAAGGAGTATGATCTTGCAGGTAATTTGATTGAAGATTGGGGTGAAAAAGATGAAAATGGAAATTATATCTATGATAATCTATCTGGTTATGAATATGTAAATTGTACTTATGATACTTATAAGTATATAAGAAAAACACCTACATCTGCTGCAGAAAAAGTTAAAGCAGGACATAAAATTTGTAGATTTGCTCAACCTCATTCTTCTACTAATGAAAAAGCTATTATGCCTTCTATTTTAGAAGAACTTTTAAAAGCAAGAAAGACAACAAGAAAATTAATACCATTGCAAACAGATGAATTTATGAAACAAGTATTAGATCAAAGACAACTTGGTTATAAAGTAACTGCAAATTCACTTTATGGTCAATGTGGTGCAAAAACAAGTACATTTTATGAAAAAGATATTGCAGCTTGTACAACTGCAACTGGAAGAATGCTTTTAACATATGCAAAAAGAATTATTGAAGAATGTTATGGTGATAAAATTTGTAATACGAGTACACATGGACCAGTTTTAACAAAAGCTGAGTACATATATGGTGACACTGATTCTGTATTCTTTACCTTTAATTTACAAACACCTGAAGGCAAACCAATTCGAGGAAAGGAAGCACTTGAAATAACAATTGAACTAGCACAAGAAGCAGGCCATTTAGCATCAAGCTTCTTAAAAGGTCCACACGATCTTGAATATGAAAAAACATTCATGCCATTTTGTTTACTATCAAAGAAAAGGTATGTAGGTATGTTATATGAAACAGATCCAAATAAAGGTAAGAGAAAAGAGATGGGAATCGTTTTAAAGAGACGTGATAATGCCCCTATTGTAAAAGACATATATGGTGGAATTATTGATATTTTAATGAAACAACAAAATATTAAAGAAGCTATAGATTTCTTAAAAGGATGTTTACAAAATATAGTAGATGAAAAATATCCAATAGAAAAATTAATCATTACAAAGTCTCTCCGATCTGGATATAAAAATCCAAATTCAATTGCACATAAAGTATTAGCAGATAGAATTACTGCTAGAGATCCAGGAAATAAACCAAGCTCAGGAGATAGAATACCATTTGTATATATCAATACAGATTTAAAAAAAGCTTTACAAGGTGAGAAAATAGAAACTCCTAGTTTTATTATAGAAAATAATTTAAAAATTGATTATTCCTTTTATATTACAAATCAAATTATGAAACCTGTTCAACAAGTCTTTGCTTTAGTATTAGAAAAAATTTGGGAAATGCAAAATAAAAAACCGAAAATAGCAAAATTTAAAAAAGAAGTAGAAAATTTGCGTAAAAACATAGATCAAGAAAAATTTGAAGATAAATTAGAGCAAATGAAAAATAAAGAAGTAAAGGCTTTATTATTCGATGAATATTTAAGAGAAACAAATAATGAAAAATTAGGTAATCAAACATTAACAAAATTCTATGCAAAAAAATAATATCTGCAAAAAATATTTATTTATAAAAATAAATAATATATTTGATTATAATATAATAATTAATGGCTAGAACAAGTAAATATTATAAAAAAAAGAATCATAATAAATCAAGAAAGTATAATAAAAAAGGAGGATTCTTTAGTTTTTTTACAGGAAAAAAATCACAAAATACTGTTGTACCTACAAATCAACCATCTTGGCAATCTCCTGTAAATGAATTTAGAGGATCAACAGCAACTAATTATAGCAAAGGTTTATCATGTGATCCTACAAATATTGGACAATTAACAACATCTGATCAACTTCATGCAAAATATCAACAATGTTGTCCTAAACGTTTTGGGTTTAAAAACTCATCAAACTATTGTAAACAAATTGAATCTAATTGGTTACAAGCATTAAAAAGAGAGAATGATGCAAAAGGATATTATGGAGAAGAAACTGATCCAGAACAACGAGAATTAGATATGAATTTACCTGTACAAGGAGAGAGTCAAAAATGTGATGCGGTTAATTTAGATAATATAAATTCACCAGAAACATTAAAACCACTTTATACTAAATGTTGTCCAAAACAATTTGGATTTAAAAATAGATCTTCTTTTTGTAAAAAATTAGATTCAAAAATAAATTCACCTTTAGGTAATGTTGTATCTACCTATCCAAGTGTAAAAGGTGGTAAAAAAACTAGACGTAATAAAAAGAGATCATCACGTAGGAAATAAGTTTTTAAATAAAAAAGAATAAAAAATATTGTATAAATAAGACAATAAAATTATATATTTATTGTCTTATATTTTTTTGAGTGATAATCTCTTTTTATTATGTCTAGTTTTTTTACCACCTTTTACATTTCTTTTTTTTGTTTTTTTATTTCTTTTTCCTCCAGATGTATCATCTTCAAATTTTCTCTTATCACCAGGGATTAAATAGGGTATTTTCCTTGCTTGCATTAAATCAGAAGTTGTTCCCTTATTCAATAAGGTCCTCATAGATAATTCACGAAGACTTGGAGGGGCTGATAATGATTTTTCTTTCATATTTTGTATTTCTTGTGTAGTTTTTTTTGGTTGCATAATTGTTAATTCAATATCACTGTCCATTTCTGGAGGAATATTTTTTACATAGACTGGCATTACAAATGGATTATCACTT